TATAAGTATTACTTGCTGCCTGTGTAAAAATAGCCAGTGTAGAATTACCAGTTCCTGTATGTGTTACACTTAGAGCAGGGTTTGTTGCAACGGCAACATCTAAATCTAATTGCCCATTTAAATCTAATTTATTTTCTATGGTTACAATGCCACTGCTGTCTATACGCATCCGTTCAGTCGGCGTTACGGTATTGCTCGTTGAAAACTTCATAGCAGTGTTACCAGCCGCTATTCTTTCAACGCTAATCCTTGCGCTGTTACCTGCGCTGTCCAAATCAGTAGAGTTTGTGAAATCAATACCAGTTTCAGTGCCAGCAGTCGTTGACGCATTTGTTAGTCGCAGAATACTGCTTAAAGCACCAGCGTTGGTGTTCACAAAATGTGCTTTGTTTTCAGGCGCAGTTGTCCCCAGCCCTAATCGCTGTGTGGAGGCATCCCAGTAAAAGCCTTGCGTCACGCCTGTGTCATCGTAGAAGCTGATGTCGCCGTTGTCGTTAATATCAACACGCTCTATAAGCGATGTGCCGTTATTGGTGTAAAACTTCAAGCGGCTGTCAGTGCCAGATGTATTACCCCTAGCCGCAGATATTCTAGCTTCTGCGTTTTGCGTACCCGCATACGCAACAAGATTTAATTTACCATCTGAACTTGATGGGCCATTAACTGTGATGCCTGTTGAACTATCAACCGTCAGCCCATCAGCCGTTATAGTGCCTGTCACGTAAATTCCAGATGCGCTGGTAGAAACTTTGGTACTGCCGTTATGGCGCAACTTAACAATGCCGCCAGCAATCTCAACTTGCTCATAAGAGTTCGTGACATCAGTAATGCTAAACTCACCAGCATCCACTTTCAGCCTGTAGTCAACTTGAGTGCCGCCAGCAGTGTCATTGAAATCAATCTGTGGAGCGTCTTTTGCAAGTTCAATGTTGCCAGCAATATCAATGTTACCAGTGCCAGTGATGTCGTTGCCGTTGGTGTCTAGGTTGCCGCCAAGCTGGGGTGTGGTGTCCTCGACTACATTGCCTATCCTTGTTGACCAAGACAATGTCCCACTGCCATTTGTCGTCAAAGATTGATTTGCTGAACCAGCCCCATCAGGCAGAGTTAGTGTTGTGGTGGTTGTAACCGCCGCAGGAGCTTGTATCTTGATAGACGCGCTTGCGTCATCATCCTGCAAGTTAAGGACGTTGATGCCAGTAGTACCAGCCGCAAAGTCAGCCAGATGGCTCATCTGTTCACGCATGGCGTTATTCACATTAGAGGGGAGCATACCCTCGTCAATGTTAATGCCACCTATGTCGGTGTTTAAGGTGGCCGTTGCGTTATAATCAGTTAACTTGTCTTTTGCCATAAGTCACAACCTCTAAGTGTTTATATCATCTGACCTACTGGTCAGCAAGTAAGCCTGTCTCTGGCTGAGTGGTTTCGCGCACCGTTGTAAATAGGCCGCCGACAATCGCTGTCTTACGAGCAACATCTTTTTCTGCGGCTAACTTTAGCAAGGCTGATATGCTGTCCTCATCAGTAAATACTTCTGACAATCTGCGAACCGCATTACGGCGTCTCATATCTTGTAGCATTTGAGAAAGCCCTTTAGTCGGCGCGGTAACATCAAAGCCAAGCAACCCTGCGCCACCTTCTATTTCCTCTTTCAGCATACCTCTGGGCTGAGTTCTAGCACCCATTGCTGGTAGCATATTAGTGCGCTCAAGAACATCCAACATATCATTAAAGCCAGTCTTTAACTCAGTAGCATTTACGCCTTGCGCTTCCGCTACGCCGTCTAAGATGGCGTCTAAGTTAGCCCTTGCCTGATCTGTGCCGCGAATAGACTGAGCGAATTTAACGCCAGCAGACGCTGAAGGTTCGCCAGTTGCGGTTATCTTAAATGACTTGTCAAGAGAATTATCCATCCACATTCTGACTAGATCAGGAAATAAAGTCGGGTCTTGTGCATTAAGCGCAGAGGAAATTCCTTTGATGTTTGCAGGGTCAACCTGTTCAAAATCGGTAATCACACGATATGCTGATTTCGGCGTGATATTGGCTTTGTTAAGTGCTTCAATACCAGTCTCGCCAAGCATATTTTCAAAGGCAGTTAAACGCTCTTTGAATATTGCGTTTGCCGCCATCTGATTAGGATTTGTATTCAGTGCATCACGCAAATTTTTAATTGGGTCTTTCAAATTGCCATAAATAGACTTCTGAGCCGCATCAGCCGTAGAAAGTGGTGGCATATCCATAATCAAGTCTAAACGCTTTAACTCATCATGAAGTTTGCCAACATTAGTAACCACACGTCCACCCTTGCCAGTCAATCTGCCAATCATGTCATCAATAGCTTTGGCCGTATCCTTGCCAACAACTTTCTTTTTGTCTCTTAATTGCTTTACAATATCACTTACAAGTTGCGGCTCAATACTCTGCGTTTTGGCCGCTTCATATAGGTTAGTAGTCGCGGCGGTGACATTACCTCTAGCGGCGTCAATGTAATCATCTGCCGCCTTCTGTGCCGCAGTTGCTACCTGTAGCTTGGTGCGAGATGATTTTTGTATGGTTTCAATTTGCTCCATAATGGCTGGCTTCATATCAGCTTGACGCCTTGCCATAAAATCAAGCAAGCCTTGCCCCTCTGGTGAACGAGCCACAAAGTCAGCAAGCTCACGCAACTGTGCAGATGGCAATGTTTCAAATGCTGATAATGGGATACCCTGTTCAGCCGCTACTCTCTGCAAGTCTCTTGCCCTTTGGATATCAGCAGGGTCAATCGTTTCAACGGCTTGCTTTGCAATGGTAGCTGGTGATTTCCGTAATAGACTGCCTAGAATAGTTATGCCAGTTAAGCCAAGGCCAGTTGCAGTGCCAGCAGTCTCTCCTGCCATTTCCTCTGCCACGCCAGCAGTAGCACCAATGCCACCAAATAATTTGCCAGCCTGTAACGCCTCACTAGCAACAGTTGGGGCTTGTGTAACTGCTGTTGATGGTGCGGTTGAGCGAGGCACTCTTGAAAGTCCAGCCAAACCGCCAGTTGCGTATCTTGCCGCCGTACTTAACGCTTGTGCGCCTTTTGCTGGCAATGTCATCGGAACAAGCGCACCAACACCGTATTCCAATCCTTTTTCAGCAACCCTCGCGGTGGGGGTTCTGGCTTCAGTAGCGAGTGATGGGATCAACGACTGATATTCTTTCATGCCGTAAAGAAATGGCTCTGGCGATACGTCAACGCCAACACTACGCAAGCCCATTCTTTGCAGACGTTCAATCTCACCAAATACAGCAGGAACAGATGTAACACCCTTAATAATTCCACGCTGTGAAGCATACCCTAGGTCAGCCAAGTCTCGCAGACCCTGACCTAAATAACCGCCCTCTGGCTGTTGCGCTAGTAGGTCATCCAGTGTGGCTGGCTTTTTAGGTGCGGCTTCTTCTGTGCTTGCCTTTGGCGTACTAGTTGTGAGATTTGAGAACCAACTGTTAGACATTATTGCGCCCCCTTAAACACTACATCTTCTTCACCTGTGTTCTCATCAATTACTTTGACATAACTGTAAGGCGGTGCATCATCGTATTCGCTTTGGCTTTTTGCGACAATTGGGTTTGAGAATGTACCCTTCAGTGAAAAGTCTTTATCAGGATTAGCCAACTTCAATCTTTCATTAATTTGTCTTTCAAGATTGTCAAGCTGATACAGCATCCCACTTGATCCTAGCCTCATCCCAGATTGTGAGTTTGGACTAGCCAGTAACTGATCAAGGATTTGGAAGTCACCACCAACAAGCGCACCTAAATCTTCAAGTTCTTTAATTGCCATTCTTACTTGTTGTGCTTCAACTTCAGCTTGCGCTCCAGACTGAGAAGGAACAAGCATATTTAACGCTTGGTCAAACCTAGATAATTCTCCACTTAAAAGAATATTTCTTAATCTGTTAATAGCCCCCTGTGCATTTGTTAGCTTGAGGTTAGCTTGTTTGATTTCTATGCTTTTCGCCGTTTCACCCACAACAGTTTCTTTTGGCGTGTAACCTTCTGGGACAGGGAATCCAGACATATCCATTGCTGGCAATGTCTCAGTTGTTTGCTGACCTTGTTCATTCATATAGGTAATTGTCTTTGGGGTGGCTTGTTTTTGATACGCTATGTTGTACGCTTGCTTTTCTGAGTCTGAGGCTGTGCCACTAGCTATTTTGGGGGCAAGATTAATTAACATATTTGCGCTCTGAGCAAACGAGCTTGTGCCAGTGAACATCTGCCCACCCTCACGAGCTTCTTTTGCCGCTTTTATGCCTAACTCAGCAATATCAATATTTGACGCTAATGCCGCCGCCGCTTCAGCCGCCTGTCTATCTTTGGCCGCTTGTTGCGCTTCATTGTATGTTCCGAGCATAGAGCCAACAATTTGACCAGTCGTTAACGGTCTGTCTTGATACCCTGACAGTTGCAAGCCAGTAGCCGCCGCCGCACTTAGTCCAGCCAACTCAGGGCTACCCTTTGCTGGCATACGCAGTTGTGCGGCTCTCAGTTGGTCTAAACCACTTGGCGGTGGTGGCGTGACCCCCTGATCTTGTCTTGGCAACATTGTTGGGCGCGGAAAAGGCACACCAGCAAATGCTCTACGATCTGGTGTTTTTTGCTGAACAACCGACATTAATGGGTCAAGAGGACTATTAGTTGGCTGACTTAAAATCCGTCCTGAGTTCCCAAAAACCGATTGATATGGCAAAATGTCATACGGATCACTGCGATCATCAGGCCGACTAAAATCTATTTCCGTTCCAATAGGGATAGCAGTATAGCCCCTTAAATCTTGCGGAACAGCGACTTTCAAATTAGTCTGAGGGGGAAAATAACCTCGTGGTGCTGGTATATTAGCCATTAGCCCATCGCTCCTAATAAGCCACCGCCGATTGCAAACGGTGCGTATGCGCCGACCCCTGCTGTTGAAGGCAAGAAGTTTGCCGCCGCAGTTGTTGCACCCAATGCGCCACTAAGTGCGCCAGCCGCACGATTAACATATTGTGGCGTGATTGTCTGGCCACCCAATGCGCCAGAACCGCCAGAAACCATGGTCAAATAGTCAGCCAACTTTGCTGTTGGTCTGGCTTGCTCAAACTGGAAACGCTCGATATCTGCCGCAAGTTCTGCGCCAGCCTGTGCCTCGCGGATAGCACCAATTTCAGAGAGTGTGCCAAGATCGGCAAAGCCAAACTGACGAGCCGCAGGAGCTTGCTGAATAGCCGCTTGCTGGGCTTGATAAGCGTATGGGGCAAGGGCTTGTGCTACTGCCGCTTGCTGATAGCCAGAGCCGTAACGCCCTGCTCTAGCCGCCTGTGATTCGACCTGCTCAACCACTGGTCTAAATGCGGCTGACTGTAATGGGTTAGTTCCCATTAGGTTCTGCATCACCACCTGTTGCGTAGCTGGGATAAATGGGCTACCAGATACCGCCTGTTGGCGCATACCGCCAAGTGCCATTTGCGTTTCAGGCGAGAACCCGACAACGGTGCTTTCTGGGTAGTATTGTGGTGTTGGTGATTCATACAGACGCTGTGCCTCTGCCAGTCCATACTTGAGGAACGGCTGTGCATACTCTGGTGCGGCTGTTTGCGTTGTAATGGTTCTGGTAGAACCGCCACCCTTGCTCATATCATAATTCCCTTACAAAAACTGTGGACTTTGGTTCATAGTCCTTTAGCTTACGTTGCCAACCCTTGCGGCCTATAATTTCCATTCCTGAACAGCCGATTGATCTAGCCCATTGAGCAATGTCTTTTTCGGCCTCGATAAGTTCATCCAGATCACCGCCAGCTAACCATATACGGCACACTGAACGGCGTGGATAATCCACGATCTCCGTTACAATAGCACATTTTTCTCTAGGAAAAAACTGTGCCTTACCATTCTGTACCGCCAGCCACACATCGTTAATCCTGTGGCTGTTACTGGCATAAGGTAGTGCCGCCTCAATCCAGTGCTGGCATCTGTCCCACTCATCCGATAATGAGATATGCAAAGTCTGCATCGTGTCCTTGGTTGTCAAAGCTAATCACCATTGTGCCATTTGTGCTAGTGGCATCCACATAGGGGTTGTGATGCCAAGGATTATGCCCGACACCACAGAAAAACACTAAGCTCTCGACATTGTATCTTGGCTCAGTGTGTGATATTTGCGTTGAGTTTGCTGGCAGGGTTACATAGCCAACACTGTTCAAGCCGCCCTCAATAGTGCGGTTTAGCACCTCTGCAATTTCTCGCGTGGTGGCCGTGATTGGGTTTAATGTGCGAAAATTAGTCTGACGCTGTTCAGTGGTCATCTGCGGCCAATCTCCCTTGCCTCAACATCAATGCCCTGTGCCAAATCCCATTCGCCTGTGATGTTCATTCTCAGGCGGTGATACCGCCCCTGTGCGCGGAAGTTGGCGTAGTTGTCTGCGTTTGGCGAGGCCGCGCTAGTAAATGTCACGCTGTCCGATAAAGCATCTCTCGTGCCGACTTGCAACGTCACGCTACCGCCGTCATAGTATGGGTAAATGCGAGTAACTAAGTTATGCTTGCCAGCCGCAAGCGGCAGTTCACCTGTCTCAACAGTGCCATCTAGCACAGCACCTGAGAACACATACATCTGATCAGCCAATGCACCGCCCAGATAAAACTCACCGCCAAGCCAGAAACTACTGTCTAGGCTTGCTGGTATGGTGTCTAGGTCAGTGCTGACGTTATCCAAATCCTCAAGCGTGTAAGTGGCCGTAAAAAACGGCGCAACTAAATCAGAGTCCACATCTGCGCTAGACCATCTGTCTAGGTAGTAATTGTATATAAGTAGCTTGTCAGGCGTTGTTCCTGTGTTAGCTGTCGATACATACGACCAAACCGCTATCTGTCTGATAGGATCAACTGCGGATGTAATTCTGTTAATATGGCTAAAATCGCAGTCGGTGTTAAAGAAATCGTCAACCTTTTCCTGCCCGATAGGTCTGGATTGCTGACCATCCCACATATAAAAGCCTGAGTCTGAGTAATAGAACGATAGCTGGCCAATATTACAGATAGAGCCTGATATCTTACAGCCACGGTTAGGCTCAACCTTGTCAAACTGGAACACCAACGGCAAGCCTGTGTAACTGGCGCGAACAATCGCCTTCTCCATGAAGATGGTGGCAAATTCACCGCCGACAATCCCCTGTATAGCCCCTGCATCTGGGATGTCCTGATAGTCAGACTGATTAGTGCCAGCAACCCAGTCGGTTGCGCTGTCAAAGCCAGACCACTTGACACGGTACGGCTTGCGGCCAGAACCCTCGTCAATATTGCCTGTGAACACAAAGTCACGAACAACGGCGATATAGTCTGCCTTTGGTGCGGCTGTGGAAAGCACCGCAAACTGTGTTGATGTTCCTAGCGTCCATTTTTGGATGGACTCACCTGTACCGCCAGCCACAAGCACATCATTGCCGTATTGCACAAAACGCCAGCGTTCCGCGCCCTCTAGGGTATAAGTGCCGTTAGAGACATCATCGAGACCGCTAGTGCCTGTGTTAAACTCATACAAGCGAGTGGCATCACCAGCAAACAAACTGATAGTAGCATCATCAGCCTTTGCCGAATAAATGCCAAGCAGTGTGCTACTTGCAGATGTTGATAGCTGTGTAAATGACGGCAGGGAGCGATAGCCGTTAGCCGCAGGGATGACGTTATTAGCCGTCACAATAGCGTTGTTCATATCTGGCTGATCAGGTAGCCATTCACCAAAAGTAATCATTGTACTAACCAAACCTCACTACCAACAGATATGTCAGACCAAACCTCAGAGCCAACACCTATGGTTGACCATTCTTCATCGCCAATAGCCGCATCAGACCATTCCTCGCCAAGTATAGCCCCTGTCATCGTTGCTGTAAAAGCACCAGATGCTGTACCGCTATTTACAAAAGTAGCGTTAACGCCGCTAGACGCTGTTATAGCGAGATTTGGTACGGCTTGTGCATTAGTAACAAATTTGCCGATAGCTGTCGCGGTTACTGCAATAGAGGCCACCGCATCCTGCAATCTAACTTTTATTGCTGATGATGTTTCTGTTATAGCCGCAGATACAGATGCTGATACTGTTCTAACAGGTGTTATAACGGCTGAGAAGGATGCCGCGCCTGTGACTGTCGCGCTACCTGTTCTCACCCTTGTGGCGGCGTTAAGGGCTGTTATAGCCGCGCTAACAGATGATGCTATGGTTCTTAGCCTAACCGCCACAGATGACGTTGTAGCCACCATTGAAGCGGTTGCAATAGCATCAGTGAAACTAAGGTTGTCTAACTGCTCAAGATTGCCAAAGCCATCCAGAGCATCCATTGTCCCCCAGCTATCTAATTCTTCAAGGGTGGCCATGCCCTACCCCCTTAGTCGGCTGATACGTCCAGATCACCTGTCTGAATACGCAGGATGTCGCCGTTAGCGATAACCTTAGACGCTGTGAACGAACCGTGGATCAGTAGGTTTCCTGCTGTGCTAGCATCAAAGATACCAAAGTGGCTAACTGTACCCCAGTCACCTGTCGCGGCAGAAAACTCAACAGCCGCATCATTGCTGGCTGTGCCTGATGCCGCCGCGCCGAAACTAGCCGCTACTCGTCCATACCCAGAGCCAGAAAGCTCTACGCCTGAATTGTCATCGGCGAATGTAGCTGTTGATAGCCCGACATACACCGTAGCTGGTGCTGTGTAGGTAGTTGTGGCGAGAATGTGGTCAAGCACCTTATTCTCAAGATAGTCTGACATTGCGCTCATGTTTTACTCCAAACTCGCATTTTGCTTGCTGTAAATAGACTTGATTTGCAGTGAGCCTGTGCCGTAATGCGCCCTTTGCTCATCGCGTCTAACTTCTTCAATCCCACGGCTAAACTTCTGATCGTACTGTGCGGCTCTTTGCTCATCGAGCAAATACGCATAGGCTTCTGCCAATGCGCCGTACAAGTACAAGTCAGGCGATCTTAGAAACAGAGTTGGTGTGCTACTGTCACTGATAGCCGCTAGGCTTCCAATATATACTATTTCAGCCGTGTATGCACTATCTGGGATTGGGCGCAGTTTCATCTCACGCCCGACAATGCTAAACCCTAGCGGTTTGCCAGTAGCGTTGTCAGGATAAGTGCCGTCCAGTGATGTTGGGCTGTGGTAGCTCAAAACAGTCAGTGGCGTTGTGTTTAGCTTGACCTCGCGTATTTCACGCATATCAGTCGGCAGTGCAATAAACTCGTCACCAGCCGTTAGTGTGGCAGTTGACCGCTTTTCCTGTTCGCGTGTTTCTAGCTCACGCGACATACGGCCTTCCGCTAACTGGATGAAGTTAGGTATCTGGCTTGTCAGGTCATCCCTTGCCAGAAAGTTGGCAATAGCCGTCTTTAGTTCTGAGTAAGTGCTAATGCTCATACGTTACCGCCACCAGTTCTAAATGCGCGGTTCTCGCCGTCATTCAGCCACCGCTTCCATGCTCTTGGGTTTTCGCTAGGCTTACCCAGCGTCTTCAAGAGGTGATGATACAATACATTGGGAATTTCAGCAATGTGCTGGATATGCTTCTGCGTTCCGCGCATCTGGCCATACTGCCAGTCATCGCTCATCTGCTTGTTGATCTTGAGCAGTGGGTCAAACCGTTGCTCAGTAACAATGTGATCGCCTTCAGTGTCGCTTTGTAGCCAGACTGTCTTACCTGTTTGGGGGTCAGTAATCAGGGGGCGTTTCATGTCTCACCTATGCCAATGATAATGATAATTATTCTCATTCTCAAAAGAAAGGGGCGGCGAACCGCCCCTCTCATAGATTAGTTAGGCGGCTGTACCGTCTAGGTCAAGCACAGCGGCGTGTGCCTTCGGTGCGAGTGGCTTCAGTGTCCATTCGCAAATGATCTGATACTTCTCAGCGTCACCAGTTGCTGAAATTTCGTTTTCTGCGAAATTACGGCCGTTCAAGGTGGCGACTTCAACAAAGCTAGGATCAATCAAGAACAACTTGTCGTTGCTCATGAAGCGGCTTGGTGCTACTTCAATCGTGCCAAAGTCAGTCAGGAACACAGATGTTGAACCAACATAGGTGGTTTCCTTTGCTTTGGTCATGTTGACTTGGTTTGTTACCAAGTTGCTTGAAGCACTGAGGTCAGAGAACACAGCGCGGTTAGCGGCAGATGTCACCATCAGTTCTGGTGAGCCACCGTCCGTCCATGCGTCCTGCATACCGTCTTCGATGAGTGCCAGTGACAGACCACGAGAAGCGGCTGTACCAACAGTCACGGTATCAGTACCCAGACCAGCAGAGAAGGTTGAACCAGAGCCAACAGAGCCGTTGGTGATCCAAGTCATCAGCGATGCTGATTTACGAGGGTCAGAGCCAGAACGAGCTACGTTGGTGTCGCCGATAGCCTTCTCAATGTCACGGCGCAGTTCAAGTGACTTGAGTACGCGCTGATACTGAGATTCACGCTCACGGCCAGCTTTGTCTACCTGCTCAAGTGTGTTTGAGATGGCATAAGCCTTCTGTGAGATTTGCATATAGTTACCAGCGCGAACGGTTGGTGTTGCGGCGGCGATTGACGCATCAGCACCTTCAGTTGCAAAGTTGGTAGCACTTGCGGCGGCTAGTTCCTGAATCTGCCACTCAAGGAAGATTCCGTTGCCAGTTGATTTTTTAACCGCAGAGAAAATTGGAGTTTCATCTGGGTCAATACGATAAATGACATCAGCAAGCTGTTCGCGCTCACCAATGGCGTCAGATGTGGTAAAAGTGGTCATAATGGTATCTCCTGTTTAACGACCAGACATTAATAAATCCACCGCCGCATCAATAGACTTAGTTTTCGTAAGTTTATTCATAGCGTCACGGCGTTGACGAGTTTTCACTTGAGCCTTGGTCTTTGGCTGACCGCCTTTAGCAACCTTTGGTGCGCTTTGGACTTTCTTTTTGACAGCAGGGGCATCCTTCTGGAGCTTGTCGTACTGCCATGCCTTGTACAGCATTTCAATCGCTCTTGCGTCAGACGCATTTGCAATCTCATTCTCACTGAAGCCTATAACATCC